CGTTCAACGCTGCGTCGGATACAGCAGTTCGAACAAGAACAATCTGTGTATTGGGGACGGCGCATTCGACTGAGTGACATCACACGTGGTACGCGTATCAGTGATCTGCCACTCCTAGCGCCTCGGTAAGCGTTCGTTCGAACTCACGCAGCACAAGTGCCTGTGCACCACGCTGACGCATGCGCTTGGTCGCACGCCACAGTGCGACTGGACGACCGTACTTGCTGTCACGCACTTCGAACTTCTGTACCATCTCTTGTTCGTGCATGATGTTGAGACAGATACTCAACTGTTCAGCAGGCATGAAGCGTTGCAGCTTACTGCCTAGTTGTGATTGTGACAGACCAGCACGACCAGCACCGATCAGGCGCTGACAGATAGCATCGACACCTGCTACTGCACGTCCGACTGGCGCGTGCGAGGCAAAGATCGTCGTGCTGTCTTCCTTGATCGTACGGATGATTTTGATAGCGCGATTGACATGCGTATACTGAATTTCCCACAGTCCATCACTGACACACAGGTACCCTGCGAGTCGCAGGACGTGGTGATCTTCGCGTGCTTCAAACGATGCACGGAACGGATCGCGATGCTCATCTCTGTTACTGTACCAAGACTCAAATTCTTTCTTAGCTCCATCACTGACTGGTATTCCACTGAGCGCGGCTCGGATGTGTGTAGCGTGCTTTCGTATTGATGCAAGACGATCGACAAAGGTAGACGGACTGAATCGTCGTTCGTCAGCAGGCCATGCGATGCGTCGCTTGCGATCTTCAGCAATAATGAATAGACAGCGACTCGTAAAGCCACCCTCGATGATGGCTGGAGTGATTGACTCTGCGAGCCATGTTGGAGTGCTTGCACCAAGTAGTGAGACAAACGCATTTCTAACTGAGACTGGTAGTTCGTCGGTGTTGGATCGTCTGTTTCTTGTGACATACGCAGCACCTGTGCGGAGTGACGGACAGTCGTAGTAGTCAGTGAGGAAACCGGGCATCTCGTAGTGACGCCTGCCTAGTACAGTGACGAGTTCTTCGATAGAGATGACGAGTTGTGCGGTGCCATGCTGAGTAGTGAGTTCGTTCATGTGATGCAGTAGTGACGTGATGGTCACAGCACTTTGCACGACTAGCATGTGTGGTGCATGGCGAGTGATGAACTCGTATGCTATGTCCGTTGCTGTCTTCACTGCTGTGCTCTTGCGTGTGACTCCTGACTCAGCAGTGAGGATACAGTAGAGGTTCATGAACACAGGTGCACGTGGTCGTTCGATGCGTATCTCACGACCGAGTGCGATAGAGAGCAGCCAGCACGCACACCAGAAGTCGTACGCACTGGCTGTCTCGCTGTCACTCTGCGCGTCCATGTACTCGGCAATGAAGCTGCCGTCTGGTACGTACGCACGGTAGTTGAGTCGTGATGTCACTGCTTTGTCGGTGGTGGTGTGGCGATGATCTGACTCATGAGTGTATGCACGCCTGCTTCGAGTAGTATGCGTACAGCAGTAGCTGCTTCGTGTTGGTCTTTGAACAGTGGTAGCACGATGATTGGTACAGTGAGATGCTCACTTGGATCAGTAGGATCGGTGACTTCTACGTAGTTGACGACAATCGTTGATCCGTCCTCATGCACCTTGACTAGATACGACTCGACATCGTGCACTTCAACGTCCAGGAACGTAGCCAGCGCTGTGCGTTGCTCATCATGAGTAGCCATCACAACTCCAGTGGTACGAGATCAGACCAGCGACGCACTTCTCGATCACCAGGTACCCACTTCACTTCACATGGTATGATTAGTGGCTCACCACGGATGTAGAGCGGTCGCTCTGCGTAGTGCTTCATGATACGACCAACATGCTTGGCGTCAGCGATGCGACACAGTGCTGTGTTGCTGTCATGTACGTTCAGTCGAATGCGTGCTGTGTGTGGCCATGCACTATCTTCATGACACTGGTACATCACTTGTGTGTTCTTGTCACCGATGGTGCTTTGTGGCTTGAACGCAACGATTGCTTCGAGTTGTTCGTCACCTTCAAGGCGCTCCATGAGTCGCCAGACGCGGCCAAACGGAGTAACCAACTTCCGTTCTCGTCTGACAGTGGCTTCCAACTCGCTCCACCACTTGCGTAGTTCCGGTGTGATACTGTGATAGAGATTGTAAGCGCGCACTGCTTCGTCGTACGCAAGGCCAGTAACCTCTGCAAGACGATCTGGACCCATGCGGTAATTGAGGCCATGTCTACAGCGTTTAGCGATGTAGCGGATCGTGTATTTCTCATCAACGAAATCCTTCGTTGGCACGTCATCGTATGGTATCTTGAACATCTCACTTGCTAATGCACGGTGACAGTCGTACTTGCCATCGAGTCGTGCTTGTTCGAACTGTTGCTTCCACTTTGGTATGTTCGCGTCCCATGCAACGTAGCGTGCTTCTGCTTGTGACAGATCGTAGTACACGAACGTGTAGCCAGGGTCAGCAATGTACATCTCACGTGCTTTAGGTGGTTGGTTCTGCATGTTGCTGCCGCTGTGCCACATGTTCTGTGCACTACTCAGTCGTCCTGGTGCTGACTGAGTGCCGAACTGTTTGTACTCACTACGCGCACGACCGTCAGGATCGATGCGTGAGCTTACGTAGACGGAGTAGAACTTGTGCTCCTTCTTGTAAGCAGCGAGTGCCAGAATGACGTTCTTATCTTCGGGTCGTGTGCGAGGGTGTGCAAGTATGTGCTTGCGGTTGTTATCTGCTGTAGAATGCCCGCGTCCTGTAAGTTTGAGACGACGGAACAGAAGATCAGATATCTGAGGTGCGCTACGTGGATTTGGACAAAGCGTGGTGTCGCCTGTCGCGGTATGCACGGCATCCAGAAACTTCTGTTCGAGTTCGTCAACAAGCTGTGCATAGTATGCGTCGAACTCTGCTTTGCGTTTGGCATCGACTAGCACTCCGCAGACAGTCATCTCAGTTAGATGTGGCTGTGCACGCATGACGTGATTGAAGAATAAGTCATCGAGCTTCTGCCGCTTGAGTTCGACATGCAGCTTCTCACTGCATGCGAGTGTGATGCAACAGTCCTTGACGTTGTAGACCCAGAAGTCTTCGATCTTGCCATCACTCTTCTCACGCCAGTCAACACGCTCGTTCTTGTAGTACGGGTGTGTTGTGTATTGTGTAGTCAGGAATCCAAGGTCGTGAGGTGCTGATGGGTAGAGTAGATGATGCGCGAGTAAGGTGTCGAACCAAACACGGTGAACAGCAAGTCGGTCCTTATATCCGAGCCAGTAGGCATCGAAGTTACCATTCTGAGCCACAAGGCGTGTTGCACTGTCTCCAAGAACTCGCTGAATGGATCGACGGATATATCTCTCTTCGGCAGTGGTAAACCGATTGCTGGCAGCAGATCGGAAGTTAATGCACATCCCTTCGTGAGCACTGTTTGCCATTCCGATGCATGCAGTCTCACCGGCAGTGACTTCAATGTCAAACGCAACAGGCTTGCGTTCATCAGCCATACGCTCACACCACTGCATAGCTTCAGTTGGGGACGGGTCGATGTGAGGAATGATTTTGTGCTCACGCCAGTTACCTCTCATCACCATGTCGAGCTTGGCGAGATCGAGTGAGAACCATGCTTCCATCGATGGCGTACGCATCACATGCGCAGGGTTGTTGGTGATGACGTACATACGTTCACCGACAGTGAGCACGCTACCACGCCACTGATCGACACCACTACGACCACTGAGTGCTTCGAGTGCTGCGTTGCCGAGTACGAGTACGTACTTGACGTTCTTCAGACAGCTTAACTCCCACTGCACTAGACCTTGCCAGTGCGATAGTTCGTTCGCTGGCACTTTCTCTTTGCCTGCTGCATCAACAAGCTGTCGTTTGATGACGTTGGTGAGGTAGCAGTTACGGCGCGTAATACCAAATCGACGCAAGTGATCCCATAGATACTTACCGCTGCCGCCCACAAGTGGCATACGCATACGTACTTCTTGTTCACCAGGAGCTTCTGCGACGATGGCGAGTTGTGCATCGACATCTCCATCACCGAAGCATTGTATCTGTAGACCGATTGGTTGTGCGCGAGAGGCAAACTCGCGTTGTAGCTCACCGATGTTCATCGGCGCCTCCTATGTTGTACCCAGTCGAGCAAGATGATCTGTCCGCCACCAACAAGGACACCAATTGAGAAGCTGATCCAACTCCATGTCATCCTGTTGACTCCCAGTTGTCTGCATCACCATCACTGACTGCATACGCTCGTCCGTGCATGCGTGTGACTGTGCGCTCGAGAGTTGTGAAGCGAGTGTTGCAGATTGTGCACACACGTCGTCGTCGGATCATGCCACTGTTAGTGATGCGTGAGTCCTTCACGAACGACGGTCGATTGGCTTGGCAGACAGGACACCATAGCGCTGCTGCTTTGTCACATACTATGTACCTGTCATCCATTTTGTCACCGCATGATCAATGAGGTCAATGAACAGTTCTTCATCAGTGTTGTTGTGTATCACCATCGTACGCACACCCTCATACGTCCAGTAGCTGCGTGAGTCGTTGTCGAATGTGTGTCCGGGTCTGTGAATGTGAATGCACAGGCAGTTGCGTGGATGGAACGCATTGATGATCGGCTCTGACTCTTCAACGAAGCCACTATCAGTGATGACTGTACACTTGCTGAGTGTGATAGTGTGATACAAGCGCATCACTGCTAGATTGCCAAAGATCGATGGACCGAACACTGGCTTGGCGAACTGCTCACTGAATGCGATCTTGATCTGACGCAGTGACACAGGACTGTCAAATGGCAAGTGATCAAGCTCACTGATTGGTGTATCCTTGTTGTGTTCCCATTGCATCCATGACGGTGAGTCGTAGTCGAAGAACATACGCAATGCACGATCCATTGGTTGCTTCATCTCGTACAAGCGTATCCAGTCATGACGACGCATGAGTTCACGACCGGCTGTATCTTTGCCACTGCCTGGTGGTGCGTTGAGGAACACGATCTTGTGTGGAGGCACGTCACGCTCCTGTATCAGCAAACTTCAACAGACGCTCAGCAAGCGCACGCGCAGTCAGACGATTGATGCCGATCCATGCAGTCGGTCCTGCGAAGATCAGCTTCATCTGTCCGTCTACAACGGTAAGTCCCATCGGCTTGTTCTCGCCGTCATCTGTGTGCAGCAATCGTGTTCCTACAAATGTCTCGATCCTGTCGGTCATCTCACAACTCCTTGTCATAGATGTACAGTGCTTCACTAGCGAGCATGCGTGCACGTGTGATGTCGTCACGTGATAGCGTAGCATCAGCACGTTGCAAGTTGCACTTGCGATGTGCTAGCACTGAGAACTTCCAGTCATCAGCACGACGAGCAGCACGTGGTATGATGTGTTCGATTGTCGCTTCTAGTCTGCTAGTGCGTCCATCGTGACGATGCATGCATGGTGTCATGTGTTCACCACAGTGAAAGCACTTGCTATCTTGTAGTGCCATGAGGATGGACATGTAACGACGCTTTGCGTCACTACGACGCTTACCCATTAGAAGCGAGGTGCGACAGTGGACAGTGCTGCACTCAGTCCGTACGTGTCAGTCACAACTGTTGCTGTCTTTCTGGCTCGCGTAACAGCCGTATAAAAGTTCTTCCTGTTGAGCATGCCACGCACTGATCGGTTCATGATGTAGATGATGTGCTGGTACTCACTGCCTTGGCACTTGTGAGTAGTGAGTGCATACGCGAGTGCTAAGTCCTTCTGTGGATGCACGACGATGTTGCGCTGATCAGGTCCACGCTCGATAATGATTTCAATCGGCACGTTGACGATGCGATCACCTAGATCGATGAATATCTCACCGAACTCTGTGATCTCAGTGATGATACCGACTTCACCATTGAACAGACCAGTCACGTCATCGACGTTGCTGCCAATGTCGTAGTTGTTCTGTGTACACACAACTTTGTCACCGACGCGCACACGGATGGCCTCTTCAGGCTTGGCCCACGGATGGCGCTTTGGTACGTACCACTCACCGTTCATGTGTGGATGGAACAGCAGTTGCAGCTTTGCATTCAGTGCGTGCGTACCGATCCATCGTGTGTTCTGTGGTGTGATGATCTGGTTGTCGCATGTACTGAAGTCGATGCCACGCTCACCCATCTGCAACACTGTCTGCACGAGCATGTCCACTGCATCGTTGGTCATGATCATGCTGAAGTCATCACGTCGCAGTGGTGACCAACCACTGATGATGCGTGCGCCATTGCTGACGACACCACTACCTTCACCTTGTCTGTGGATCGTCTCTAGCTTGATGCCTTGGAAGCGAGTCAGCAGATCGTTGAACGGTGTCGGTAGTGCGCGGAGTCGGTCGCTTGGTTCGATAGGAGGCAACTGATTGAGATCACCGAACACACGCACGCATGCACCAGCCTTCAGTGCATCGATGACTTGTCGATGCAAGACGTGCGACACCATTGCGTACTCGTCGATGAGCACGTAGTCAGCAGCTAGTGGGTCTTCGCGACATCTCTTCGGCACAGACGTGTCGAGGTACTTGCCTGTCTTCGGATCGCGCTCACCAGGACGTGGGAATGCAAGCAAGCGGTGTATCGTGACAGCACGAATACCCGTTGCTTCAAACACACGCTTGGCTGCTTTGCCAGTAGGACAGGCGACTGCGACTTCAAAGCCAGCGTCAGTCAAGCGCTCGTGCACGTACTTGATGAGAGATGTCTTACCCGTGCCGGCACTACCCGTCACGGCAACGATGCGTCGGTTAGTGTCGAGACATGCGTTCACAGCCTCGATCTGTTTGGCATCCAGTTCCATTGGTCACCTTCAGGTTACGGATGAACTCACGATCATACCACTGCATGTCCTGACCACTCGTCAGGCGTGCGTAGATAGACAACAGGTAGCGAGCAGCGAGTGGATCGCTCACTGCATACATGCACCGCGTCACGGTGTGTAGGTCAGAGTTCAATGGATAGTTCCTCACCAGTGCGCTCCTTGTGCAACGCACGGGCAATGATGAGAGCGCACCAGCGGATGTATGCAGCATACGGCACACCGAGTGTCGCTGCTGTGTCTCTGATTAGCTTGCCTTGTTCGACTGACATGTTGATGAGGATCGCATCACCTTTGCGTATCTTTGCTTGTGCGCCTCTGAAGCGATCAGCGTTCTTGTAGTTGAGTAACTGTGGTACTGCTACCGTCACGTACGTCGGCACCGCAACAACAGGTGTCCAACCTCTGCTGTGGCTGTTGTCTGCTGTCATGATGCCGACGCTCCGTGTGCGTGTGCTGTTACTGAGCAGCTTGCGCGTGCGGCGCAGCAGCCGTCTCACGCTTACGAGCACTGCGAGGGATCAGGATGCGCAGTACATCGAGCTTGCCAGCACCGGACAGCACGTCTTCGAGTACCTTGTCCTTGTCCAGCGTGAAGCCCTTGATCGACGCCTTGACCTGTGCGGCAGTGACACCCTCAGCAGGCTCGATGAGGATGAACACGGCACGCGGGCCGAGTGGCTTGTTGGTCCGCTTCTTCTTCTCTGCGTTCTCTGGCTTTGCCATTGCGACTTTCCTTATCATGGTGGATTCTCAGGCTCATAGATAGTAGTGCAGTGACGAGGCATGTGTCAATATACCTCGTCACTGCTGGAGCGACTAGGCTGCGCTTAGACCGCCACGCTCGA